TCCAAAGTTCAATTTTTTCTTGTTCATAAATAATCGATGGAGTAGTTAAATTAAGGTCAAAATCAACAAGATCATTACCTTTAAATCCTTGAATATAAAGATGAATTAAACCAATTTTATAAAGTTCTGAAACAATTATCTTTTGTATTTTTTCTATCGTTCTAGCAAAACGAACATCTTCACTTGCAAGAGTTGCTTTTGAATTATGTATTATAATACCCGCACTAGTAGCAAAATTATGATATTTATTAATTGTTATATCACAAGTATCTCTTTGTTCTTCTAAAAATTCTACTTTAACAACTTTATGATTTATATATTGAGATTCATATTTTCTATAATTTTGCATAAAATTTTTATTATTAATAGCCAATGGCATATTATTAAATATAAAATCAATTTTATCAATATCATGATATTCAAAAATACGATTTAATGTATTTCTGTCAATGTTTCCTAATTTTATTTCCAAATCAGCAAAAGAAACTGATTTTTTTGCTGTATTTAATAATAAACTATATTCTATATTATATTTTGTATTATATCGTTTATCCCCTATATAATATTTATCAGAACATTTTATAGAACAACATTTTTTATTTATTTTATTTGGTTCAACATAAAATTTAACTCCACAACTCACACAATATTTATATTCACCAGATAATAATCCTTTATTCCAAGTTCCATTTTCTTTTACCCATTTACCTAATTTTTTACCTGATTTTATTCCGCCTTTACGACCACCTTCAATGCTAGATTTTATCCAATTTGGGTCATTTATTCTTCTTTGAATATTTTCAAATGAATTCATCGTTTCTGAAATTAATTTTTGGTGAAATTTTCTATGTTGCCAAAAATTCATACTACAATCAAAATTATTTGGATAATTATTTTTTTTATCTAAATCCACATGATGCACAACTCTACCGCTCCCTCTATAAACCAATCCATAATGTTCAGCAACAATTCTATGAACTTCTTCATATTTTCCAGTCGATGGTTGATAAACAGTTGCATATCCTTGTTTATTTTTTTGAACAGTATTATTTAAATAAAGTGGCATAAGAGATTCATCATTTTTTAAATTTTGTGCTTCAGTCCAAATTCCATCTCGAGTTAAATATTTATGATCTGGAGTAGAATCAATATATTTTCCATTATCTAAATGGACTCTAACAAGTTTAGCATTTTTTCTTGTATATCCAGCCCATGAAATTTCTCCTGGAACTATATTTTTTGTTTCTTCATTAATAGAATAAACATAATTTTTAATACCATTTTCATAATCTTTTATAAGTTCTTTTATGGTTTTTATTTTCCCATTCAATAATGGTATTTTTGTTTCTGGAACAACACATCCTACTTGTTCTTCGTATCCAAGAAAGGCTTTCGGAATTTTTAAAGCAGCCATCATTTTATTTCTCAAATATTCAATGTCTTCAATAGCATTATATTCAAGACCTCCAATATTCTCTATATTAGTTCCACTATCACCACCACGAACAGGAAGATAAAAGTCTTCTGTCATATTTTGCATATTAAATTTAAGGTTATAATCGCCAGTATCAGGGTCAATATATGGAACCTTTTTAACTTGAGAAATAATTCGTTTCATATAAGGGTCAACTTCATGAGGAGCAATATTTCCTACATCTATCTTAAATATGCGTCTTTCTGGAGCTCTCATGATACGATGAATTAACATAGCATCTTCCATAAGTATCAATTGTTTCCATACTCTGCGAGCAGGTTCAACCATTGATTTTCCATATGGCAACCAGTTAGAATCAGTAAGTAAACGAAAATGAGCAACCTCAAAATTCTCCATTGCTGTCTTACCGCCACCACCTTCGAGATAAAATTTTACAATATTTGGTTTTGCTGGGTCTTCACCTTCAACTCTTTTTACTTCATATACAGGTAAAGGCATAACGTTTGTAATTCCATATTTTTCAGCAAGTTCTAATTTAAGAAGATAATCTCCATACTTACACATCCCACGAACCCATGTCGGAAGATTAAATTCTATATTAAGAATATCATAAAAAAGATTTTCTAAAACTTCACGCACTTTATGAGTACCTGCACGCACTCTGAGAATCTCTCCCATTTCATTTTTCATGGTTGAATTATGACAATATAATTTACTACCGTCGTTTGCTTCAATAGCATAAATATGTGAATTACCAACATTAACTAAATCGTATGCGTCTTTTTTACCAACATATTCTATATTGATAATTCTATGATTGTTGGAATCTATCAAATCAGTAAAATTTCTATAATTATGTTTTTTAATAAAATTAATTAACTCACCCGTCGTCAGATTATATTTTTTGCCAATTTTATTAATATTCCTTTTTGGGTTTATTCCTTGTTCATTTAATATTTCTATTTCTTTACGCAAAATACTCAAGGTCATATTTTTTAATTTTATATTTTTAATACTTTTTATTTCATATTTGTCACAAATCAATCTATTCATTGTTATTACGTCGTGAAATAAAAGATTATATTTTTCTGATAATTGTTCTCTCGTCAACCCCTGTTCCAAATCAAGTAGATAATTATCAAGATTTATATCGTCAATTCGTTGAACATCTTCATTCCAATTAGGATTAGAGTTCTTTATACGATGACTTCCATACATTCCATTTTGTTTATCGTTGCGACCAAAAATAGTTTTTTTGTTTTCTATCGACAATGATTTAAACCAATTTAATTGACCTTCTCGAAATTTTTTAACAAACTCAGGATTTTTATGCATTTGTTTTGCATTGTCAGAAAAAATACTTCGCATTTTTTTATTATATTTTTGATCCATTTTCCATCGTTCTGCATTATTTTTAGCATGATATTCTTTATGTTCATTCCATGACATCCATTGCAAGTCATCAGGTGAATTATTTAATTTATTATAACTTTTATGATGAATTACAGGTTTATTAGATGCATTAAATCGTTTTTTGTTTTCTTTTAATCTTTTATGACGATTACCAACTAATCTATGAGTATATTTCCATTCTTTATCTTCTACCAACATTTCATATCCATCAATAAAACCTTCAGATATTTTGGTTCGAATATTTTTTATACCACTTCCAATTAATAAATCAGTTGTATAAATTAGAGTATTATCACTACCTACCCACAAATGATTTTCAGACGCTTCGATTTCTGTTCCATCATCAAAAGTAATTTTATACATTTCTTTCTTGCCATTATATTTTACAAATTCGCATTGTTCTGGAACAAATTTTCCATTTTTATCAATAGAATAAACCCAGAAGTCTTTTTCATTTTTTTCAAATAACTCTTTTATAGATAATTTTCTACCATCTAATAATGGAATTATAGTTTTTTCACCAACACATTCTTCAGAATATATGTCGAGTGCGGACGCAATTATAGCATCTGTATCCATAACTTCATAATCACGAAAAAGACGAAGCCTCTGCGACTCCATTCCATACAATGCTTGTTGTGATGACAACCTATAATTTAACGTGGAATACATACGAGTAAAACGGTCGTTTTGGCTCGACATTCCAAATTTTTGTATTTGGTCTACATCAATAACTTTTAATTGTCGCCCACCAATATTTCTAACAACTACATCAGATGAGAACAATTTCTTTAATTGTCTATATATTATAGGATCAGCCATATTTACCTCTTAGTTATATTTACCTACTTATAAATATTTAATTTTAATTTATTCTTAATCATAATCATATTATTTTATCCACCATATACTTTACCTGTAAATGGTTCTTTAGATTTTTGCCATCCACCCCCATTCAATACTTCCCAATCATGTCTGGTATTTACATATGCTCGAACTTCATTGTCTTTATCAACAATTACCCATCTATTCTTTTCATCAGTTCTTGGATAAATAAAACGTTTTCCATTTTTTAATTCTTTATTATCAATTTTATTAAATGCACCAATCCTACCTTCAATCGCTTTATCAATAGTAGGAGTATTCGATTCACTAATAATTGCCTTTTCGCTTAATATTTCTCTAACCACTTTACGAATCATTTCTCGTATTTGATTTTTTTGGCTCATATCTATTCTCCAATCTTTTAATATTACAGCATACTTCTGCCAATCAGGTGGCAATAATAGTGATTTATCTTTTGGTTCTCCTCTTAATACTTTAACTCCCATTGGAGTAAAAAGTAAAAACTTATTAGTTTTTTTCATTTTGCCTATAATACCCTTACCATCTTTCCATGCATTTGATAATTGATGTTTTTTATCAGTTGATATAGGCATCTTTTCAATACGAAAATCTATAGCATCAATTCCTTTTTTGCTTCCATAATCAATATGAGGTAATTCCATTATTAATTTCATTATGATTTCTCATCCATAATATTTTTAACATCTTTCAGTGGAATATGAATCATTTTTTGTATTTTTTTCTCAATAGATAATTTTTTATGTTTCTGTAAAACTCGTTTCCATTTATTTTTAACTTCTTGAGTAATTTTTATTATTACAGAATCCATTTTTATCTCCTCTTTATACCAAGCGTTTTACGTTTATTCATTGATATTCTTCTTTTACGATTTATTTGAGCTTTTTTTGCTCGTCGCTTTTTACCAGCCTTTCGTTGAGCAATTTTTCTGTGCATTTTTTCCGCTGCAGGCATTTTTTTATATTTACCACCAACTACTTTAAATCCAGGCTTTCTTTTCTTGCGACGTATTTTCTTTTTATTTCTAATTACATACTCATATCCACTTTCCGCGAGTAATTCAGAATTTGTATCAATAAGTATATCCATTAATTTAATCATTATAAATATTCTGTTAAATCTATATTTTCTTTTCCGAGATCAACTTTCCATTGATCTCTTAACATTGAATCTTGATTGCGATAAATTCCTTCAAACTGTGGAGCTTTACTTATTTTACTTAATAACATTTTAGTTAAATCAATTCCTTCTTGTCGTAATTTTAAAGCAGTATCTCTAACCCACAAAAATATTCCCAACGCCATTACTAAATCATCATTTCTACCACTTTGTGCCTGTGCTTTTCCATTTTTCCATATAAAAGTTTCTAATTCATTTAATAATCTTTTAGAATAAATTGTTATACTCGTTTCGGCTTCATCCATATTCGTCTCTTCAAAATAACTTTCTATTTTATTTATTACTAATCCACGATTTCGTGGTGTCGTAGCAAAACCAGGTTTTAATTTTTTCTCTTGAGCACGCATTTTATTAGTAATTTGTCGATGCACATCAACATACTGCAAATCATTTGAAGAATAAAAAAGATTTTGATAATTCATATCAATTAATTCCTGAATGGTATCCCACCCAACATTTTCTCGTTCAACTACTATTAAAGCATTATTGTACTCAATTCCAAGAACAGCTAATAAACGTCCCCAGTCTCGAGTTCCAATTTGACCTTTATATTCTGCTACTTGTCTAACTGCTTCTATATCAAATACATGACACGCAGAATAATCAGTACCATCTCCACGCGCAACGTCAGCAGTAATTGCATAAGCACGATTGTAATCAGGATATTCCCAAATCCAAAGTCCTCTATCAATTGAACGTTTTTCTTCAGGATCTCTTACAATTGATTCTTTATAATATTGAATAATACTCATATCAACTACTGTATTTCCAGAAGTTAAAAAGTCAGTATCGCATTCCTGAGCTGCTTTTCTGACTCCCAGTTTTTTATCTTGTTCGTCTCTCCAGGATTGATCTCTTTCAGGATGCACAGACCAGTGAAGTTTAATTGAGTTATATCCTTCTTCCTCAGCATCAAGCCATTTAGAATGAAACCAGTTACCCATTCCATTAGGCGTAGATAAAATAATACAATCTCCACCAGTAGCAATTGTTTGTTGTGAAGCAGCCCATATGTCATCTATTTTAGCAATAAATGCAGCCTCATCAAGTATTAATAATGATAATGCTTCAGAACGAGCACGTTCAGGAGCACTAGAAATAGCAAGAATACGTGAACCATTTTCCAAAACCAACGACATTTTATTATCTTCAGTATTAGGCACCCGTAACCAAGTTGGGAGTCCTTGATACATAATTCTTACTTTTGTGATTAAATTTTTTGCTACATCTTTTCCAGTAGCAATAACAAGAACTTGATAATCTGCTTTAAATAACATACGCCATAAAGCATACCCAGCAGTTAAAGTAGATAATCCCAACTGACGAGATTTTAGAATTATATTGTATCTATTTTGAATAAAATCATTTACGCAATGACCTTGAAAAGGATATAAAACAAAAGGTATTTTTCCTCTCGTTGGATGTTGTATCATACAATATTTACTCATAAAATATTGAGGATCTGTAGCACACAACTTGTATTGTTCAGCTATAATTTCTTTTAGTGTTTTTTTATTTTTAACAATTGTTTGACTCATTTATTTCTCTTATTTCTTTTATTATCCCAATACAAAGATATTTTTTCATTTACTATTTCTTGTTTTTTATCAGCTTCTTCTTTTCCGTGTTTTTTTAACCAGATATTATAATACGATTTTCCATACATATTCAATTTTCCTACAATAATATAAGTATTACAGCAATAATAAGAACACCTGTGCTTCCCTTCAAAATATAATTTTCTATTTTTTTCTTTCGTAATTCATTATTTAATATAGAAACTTGTTCTTTTCGCTTTTCTAATTGTTGATTCTTTTTTGATATAATTGTATCTGCTGCCTGATTAGCAAGTTTTAAACTCTTAACTTGTAAGGCATATTCTTTTGTTCTTTTTTCATATAATTTATTTAATTCTTGAGATTCAGTTAAAGCCGAATCTACTTCTAAATAAGTCGTTTTAATATAATTCCAGTCGTCAGATGCTAC